TTATGAGGTCTTAGCTACCTCAATATGGATACCCTTAGTCTTTTACTTTAAGGATAACCCTTTCCTTTGCGCCTTAATCTTAGCTATACAGTTCTTTGCAGGGCATAACCAAACATCGTTATATACCATTCTAATCTTAATCAGTCATTCTTTATTTTATGGCGGGCCTTGGTTTCAGCGCAGTAGCGAGACCCTGTTGCTTTTTGGTGTATTTTCGCTAATTCAGTTAATCCCAACTTGGAAATTCATCAGAAAATCAACCAGAGCCACAGGCCTGCCTTTTAAATACTGCCTTTATGGTTCATTAAACCCTTTAGAGATATTGAGGTTTGTATTCCCAAGCATATTCGGTAACTACTTAAAGACAAAAAACTACGGTAATGCTTATCGTGGCGAGGTCTATTGGGAACATTGTTATTACATAGGCCTTATACCCTTAGGCTTAGCATTGTTAAATATGAAGCAAGAGCCTTTTTTTATGTGGCTTGCCTTGCTTGGGGTATTGCTTGCCTTAGGTTTGTATAACCCTTTTTATTGGGTATTATGCAGGCTTCCTGTATTCAATAGGATTAAATGGCCAGCAAGAAGCCTTATTATAACTAATTTCGCTTTATGTGTCTTAGTAGGTAAAGGAAATTGGTGGATTATACTGTTTACGATAATTGACCTATACTGGTTCTCAAGGCAGTTTTTATACCTAAGAGATGAGAAAGACTTTTATCCTCCCCAAGAGGTAATGGATTATCTTAAAGAGAATCCGGGAAAGATACTTACTCTTCCCGTAAGAAGGCCGAATGTAGACTGGGAACCCGGCATACTTGACTTTGCCCCTAACGCTACAATTCCTTTAAAGATAGTCAATATTACCGGTTATGACCCTCTTATTTTAAAGGACTACCACGATTTGACTAATAAATTGCAAGGGCTTGAGGGTTATGGTCAATGCACTATCAAATTAAATAATGTAACAAAAGATTTTCTTAATAAACTCAATGTAAAATATGTCTATACTGATAAGCCGTTTGAGGGGTTAGAGTTAGTGGTTAAGACAAAATTGGGGGGTTTGTATGTGGTTACATATTGATTTTTGGTTTCAAAGAGGAAAAAATTGGAGAACAGATTATTATTTAAATAAAAAAGAACAAGGGGATTTTGAGGAACTATTGACTGATTTAATTAAACGATTAAGCCCAAGCCGAAAATTTTATCTTTATGAGGACATACCGTCTTGTTTTTTAGCCTTGGAGGATGTAGATATTGAGGAAGCTAAAAGGATTATCAGGAGAATTAAACGCCCGTATATTTATAAATGTTTTGTTAATTTAGATAAACAAAATGATGATAAAGCTAACGGAGAAGGTTTTTTAAACATTCTTAATGCTTTTACTGATTTTTATTTATTTAAGAAAGATAATCGTATCACTCATATTGTCCATTGCTGTATGGAATTTATGCTACAAAGTCGTCAAAAAGAATGTGAATTTTATCAGAATATGGCCATAAATTATCAAATTGCAATAAGAAAAGGTAAAAAGATAGTATATGGATATAAAAAAATTACTCCTGAAATAAGAAAAAGAATGATAAAATGGATAAAAAGTTTAGATTTAAGGAGGAAAAATGTGGTTAAGGATTAATATTCTCATATTGATAAATTTATTATTCTATTGGCGGACTTTAAAATACGGTTATGTATCTGATGATATGTTGGTCAAGGCTGCTTCTAAGCCTACGGGTAAATTCTGGCCTGACCTATGGAGCGAGTTTAGGGGGGTATGTTATTTTAATTCCAAAAGGGAACATGCTATCTCTTTAATCATTCATACAATTAACAGTATATTAGTCTATCTTGCCTTTGGAGCGGACAAGGTGTCCTTCTGGGCTGCTATGCTCTGGGCAATAAATCCCGTGAATAATCAATGCGCTATATGGCTCTCAGGCAAGGCTTATTCAATGAGTGTTATGTTAATTCTTTTAGGTATATGGTTTAAGCCTTTCATACCGTTATACTTTTATGTTTACCATTGGGGGATAAACGGGATAGTTTACCCTTTAGTCTATGTTAATATGCACCCTCATTGGTTAGTCTTATTGTTCCCTCTATACTTCATTGTAAGGCGCAAGATATTAAAAGACATAAAGACCGTAAAAGGGGATGTATCCACAAAGAGGATGAAGTCTATTTCCCCTGAGAAATTCTCTTTAGCTATAAAGACATTCAGTTATTATTTTATTACCGCTTTATTTCCCATAAGATTAGGGATGTATCATGAGTTCGGTTATCCCTACGGGCTGACCAAGAAAGATTCTGATGATGTATCCAAGTTAGATGCACATTTCTGGTTGGGGTTAATCCTTTGTATTCTGTTTGCTTATCTTATGTTCTCAAATTGGAATAACGGAATAGGTTTAGGCTTATGGTGGTGGTGCGTGTTTATATCAATGTGGTCAAATGTCATAGTCATACAGCAGTTCATAGCTGAGAGATATGTATATTGTGCCAATATAGGTTTAATGTATGCTTTAAGTTGTATAATCTGGAGGCTGTTATGAGAGGATGTGAGTGGCAAAAGAAATCATTTAGTATAAGGATGCCATCTGAGGCAAAAAATCCTAATTTCAGCCGTAGTTGTGAAACCTGTAAAAATAACAAAACCAAACTATGCGATACTTGTCAACATTGGAAATACTATAAGCGTGCCAAATTGTAAGGGATGTAAATATTCAGAGATAAGGTTAAAGTGTTTAGCCTGCGAACAGGCAGATGAGATAGACAAGGAAAAGAACTCTCCCCATTATTATTCGGAAATCATCAGCCCTACCAAAGATATACCCTTCCCCCAATTAGACCCCAGAGAAAGAGCTATATGGATACTGCACTTAGCTAACTTCTCCGAAATAGAAATAGCCAGCCAGCTTTTTGTAAGCCAACAAGTTGTAAGTTATTGTATTAAAAGGATTAAGGTAAAACTAACCCCTTAATTTTTGTATTTAATCATACAAGTGAAGATGTCTATTATGATTTTAACAGCTTTCTTGGTATTATACGCAACACGGTTATTTTATGTGGTTGAGTCTTTCAAGACCCAATTAGATTACATAAATTTTAACTTAGTAAACTTCCCTAAAGCCTTTGCGGCCTGGACTTGGTTAGGAATAGAGAAAAGAGTCTATATGAACCTTCCATATAGTGCTATGGAGGCTTGGAATGAGGGGCTTAAATTAAGAAACAATGATTTTAGATTAAATTGGAATATGGCTGATGTATTAGCCCATTTAGGTTTCCTTGATGAGTCAATAAGGTTCTATGAGAGGGTAAAGACTTCAGCCATACCGGAGAATACAGAACAGGACTGGACAAAGAGAGTTGATGTTCAAATCAATAAGTTAAAGGAAATAAAAGAGAAAGCTATAATAGCTAAAGAGAATCAGATTATAGAACAGGCAAAAATCATAAGACGCGGCGGGGTAACGACATGAGTAATATAGGGCCAATAGCAAGCATAAATGTTAAGCAAAGAGTAATAGATAATTGCTGGAATTATGTAAATGATAACTTCCATAAGTTTACAGATACTAATAAAGTAAAAGTTGCTTTGGCTATAATCACGAAAGATATGCCTACCCAAGTAACTGGTGATGTAATGAAACAGATTATAAACATAGTTTCTAACGGTAAATCAGAAGGATTATTAAACAGACTTGAAGGTAAACCCGAAAGAGTTTCAGGAGAAATTCCTGTTTAGTGAAAAGAGATTTCCTGCTTTTGTAGCTGGTTGGGGAACAGGTAAAACTCTCTTTGGCATATTAAGAGGGATGATTTGCTCAGAGAAAGTTCCGGATAACTTAGGTGTAATCGTAAGGAAGAACTTTACTGACTTAAGAGACTCCACAATGAACGACTTTGAACGCTATACCGGCCTTAAAGTTGATACAAATAAAGAGGTGATGTTGCCTAACAAATCAAAGATAATGTTTAGGCACGGCACAGAACTTGATGTACTCAAGAATATCAACTTAGGCTGGTTTATGTTAGAGCAGGCAGAGGAGTTTGAAACAGAAGAGCAGTTTGAGTTTTTAAGAGGTCGGTTAAGAAGGTCAAATGTCCCTTTCCATACAGGTTTTATCATAGCCAATACCTTAGGTCATAACTGGATATGGAGGTTATGGAAGAATAGCTTAGCCGGAGATGAATATGAGTTGGCTGAGGCTACGACCTTTAACAATGCGGAGAACCTACCCAAGTCATTTATAGAAGATTTGAAGCGAATGGAGGCAGAGTCGCCTCACCATTACGCAAGGTATGTAATGAACTCTTGGGATGACCTTGAAGAACAAGATAATCTCATACCTTACGAGTTTATCACAAGAGGGTTAAACAAAGGCTTCTTCCCTATGGTTGACGGGGGGATTGTGGTAGCGGTTGACATAGCAAGATTTGGGGATGATGAAACAGTCTTTACGGCCATACAGAAATGTTCTCCGACGCATTGGAAACAAATCTTTCAAGAGTCTTATAGACACAGGGATTTAATGCAGACAGCTGGCAGGGCAATAGACTTAAAGAGGTCTTTTAACGCAGAGTATTTAGTCATAGATGATGACGGTTTAGGCGGTGGGGTATCAGATAGGATAATTGAGCAAGACATCCCGGTTGTAAGGTTTAACGCCAATGAGAAGCCGGTAAGGGAAGGGTTCTATAACAAGAGGATAGAACAATATTGGAAGCTGAGGGAATTATTAAGGCAGGATTTCTTAGAGCTTTACGTTGATGATGAACTACATCAACAGTTAAGCTCATTGAAATACAGATTTAAGTCTGCAAACGGAGTGAAGTTCTTAGAAACAAAGGACGAAGCCAAGAAAAGAGGGGTTAAATCACCTGACAGAGCAGACGCTTTAATGATGGCTTGCTCTGTGGTGAGTTTAGTCCCTGAACCTGAGAAGGTTTTGACAAGAGCTGATGAGTTCTGGAACTTGGTCAGGGCTGATAAAGCGATTTCAGAGGAGAGAATAAAGGAGGAAGGGACTGATGAACCTTTTAGGATATTGTAAGACCTGCGAAGTTTTAAGAGAACAGAATAGATACTTACAAGGCATTATAGATAGATTACTTATTAAGAACGGGGTTACAGAGATTAAAGAGCCTGAACCTGAAATTCCTGAACCTGAAGCAAAGGGTGAAGTTTACGGAGAGTGATTATGGACAAAGAAGATACAGCGCCAAGCCAAGACCACGAAGTCATATTGCAGGAAGAGAAAGACACCATTGACCTTTATGAGAAAAGAGTCAAGGATGTCCAGACACAGAGGGCGAGCTTTGAGAAACAATGGCTTGTCAATGTAGCGTTCCTTTACGGAAAACAGTATTTTACAGTAGAGAAGAAGCCTCTCTCAGGGTTAGATGAGAGGATAGTTTGGGAACTAAAGTCCTTAGAGAGAAAGAAAAAGACAAGATGTATAGCTAATTACTTACTGCCTTTATACCGCTCTTTATTAGCAAGGCTTTTAGGAATGAAAGCCAATATCTCTGTTGAGCCCTTAACAAGAAGCCCAAGAGATGTGGACACGGCCAAAGTAGCACAAGAGGTATTGGAGGATTTCTGGCTTGAGGCAAACAAGCAGAACCCTATTCTTTCACAAGACTATGCTTCAATGTTAGGGGTATTAGGAAAACTATTCGGTTATCTTCTTACCATAGGACAGGGTTACTTAAAGCCTTACTTTAATCCCAAAGCACAGGCAAAGGTAGCCTTTACAGACCCTATGACACAAGAGAAACAGATTGACGAGTATGAGGTAGGCCAGATTGAGGTTGAGGTCTTACACGCCTTTGAAGTCTTTTTAGACCCTATGAAGCATTGGGTAATAGTTAAGAAGATTATGGGGGTTGACAGGATACAAGACCTTTATGGAGTGGAGGTAAAGCCTCAGGAGATAGGCCAGACTGATGTCCAGAAACAGTTAGTTACTCTCTTAGAACAGGGAACAGATGTCAAGACTAAGTATGAGAATGCCTGTGAGGTTTATGAGATGTATGAACTCCCCTCAACTAAATACCCTCAAGGAAGGTATGTTATAGGCACAAGCAAGAAGTTAGTTGTGGATAGCGTCCTGCCGGAAGAATACAAGGGCAGACTTCCGATATTTAAGTTTAACTACCTTGACCTAATGATGGCCCCTTACCCTCAAGGGATGGTAGAACAGTTAATCGGACTTCAGGAAGAATACAACTTTACTATCTCAAGGTTAAAAGAATACAAGAAGTGGATGGCCGGCAAGCTTAAAGTCCCGAAGAACTGTAAGTTAGAGTCAAAGTATGATGATGAGGTAGGACAGATAATAAGATATGACCCCTCATTCGGAGAACCGCACTTTGAAACTCCTCCGCCTCCTCCGCAATTCTTGGTAGAAGAGGTTGACCGGATACGTAGGGATATGGAAGATGTGTCCTCTGTTCACGATACCTCATTAGGAAGAATGCCAGAACAGGCTAAGTCAGGTATTGCTATTGAGAACCTGACCTCATTAGACAACTCCCAGATGATGCCTGTCTTAACGCATATAGAACAGCAGTTAGCTTTCTTCTGTGAGATGGTATTGGATATTGCGGAAAAAAGATACACCGAAGAAAGGTTATTGAATGTTACAGGCGACCAGCTCTCAGCACAAGTTAAGACTTTTAAGGGCGAACAGGTAAAGGGAAATCACAGGATAAAGATTTCATTAGGTTCTGGTATGCCGCAGACAAAAGAGGCAAGGCAGGTTCTTATAATGACTTTAGTAAAAGAAGGCTATATTACAAAAGAAAAAGGGTTAGAGCTGTTAGAGTTTGGCGACTTAGAAGGGTTGTATATAAACGCTGATGAAACCGCCCAGAAGGGCGAATTGCAGTCAATGATTGATGGTATAGAGGTTCAGGTGAACGAGTGGGATAATAACACCGCTCACCTTAAGATTTTGGATGAGTTCTTAAAGGGTGAAGACTTTAAGAAGTTAGACCCTGCTTTACAACAGTTAATTATTATGCACCGTCAACAGCACCAGCAGATGTTAAGTTTTGAGATGCAGACTGCGGCAAGAATGAGCGCACCCGTTGCGCCGCCACAGTTAGGAACACCGGAGGAACAGAGTGCCATTTAGAAGTGAAAAGCAGAAGAAGTTTCTGTGGTTAAAACACCCCGATATTGCAAAGCGCTGGACTAAAGAATACGGTTCAGAGATAGTCAAGAAGGCAGTAGAAAGAGAGAAGAAAAAAAATGGAAATTAGGCGTATTGAAAGAAACAGAGACCAATCTTCTCCGCAGGGCGAAGGGGATGTATTTATGATACCGCTTGACATTCTTCCTAAAGGCTTACCTTCAGGAGAAAAAGTCAGGTTAATTATAGAAGGGACTTTAAATATTACGGCAGAGGATGGGGTTTTAGAGATAGACAAGATTTACCCAGAGGTAAATAAAAGAACTGACCCTTTACAGGATAATATAGAAAAGGGCTTTGATATAGAGATAAATGTCAAAAAGTAATACCCGACCAACCTTTAGGGAGTCGGATAACAAGGAGGAAATATGGGTGGTGGTTTAACAGAAATGAACGAACAGAACCTTGTATCAGCGATTGAGGCAGAGGAAAAGGGAGCACTTCCCGTAGAACAACCTGCGGAAACTCCTGTAATTGCACCTGTTGATGACCCAGAGATAGACTTAGGAGAGGAAAAGGTAAAGCGTTCACAGGTTTTAGAATGGAAGAAGTCTAATCTCTTGCAATCAGATTACACAAAAAAGACGCAGGAATTAGCGCAGCAAAGAAAAGAATTAGATGAGTTAGTTAGATTTGCCGATTACCTGAAAGCTAATCCGGCGAAGTTACAAAAGGTATTGGCAGCTCTTGAGGACAAGGCTGAGGCAGCCGAAACTAAGCAGGAAGCCATAACAACGGAATTGGAAGGTTTAGACCCCAACGACCCGTATGCAAAGGCACTCCGACAGCAGTTAGCGGCTATTAAGGCTGAACTCAAGCCCTTACAACAAAAGCTGACCGAACTTGAAACAAGGGACAAGCAATCCGAGCAAAAGCAAATGGTAGCGCAAGCCCAGCAAGTCTTATCTAAGGCACTGGAAGATAATGTGAAGGCGCTATCATTTGACAATGACGAGGAAAAAGCGACTTGGCGTTCAATGGTTCTATCCTATTTAAAAGATAATCCTAAAGATTATACGGATGAGAATGACTTTAACGCAACTATCAAGGAAGTAGGCAAGAAGCATTACGACGCACTTCAGAAGATAGGCGAGGCTAAGGTCAAGAAGTATTTGGAAAGTAAAAAATCTATTCCTGTTCCTCCGGCAACCGGAGCTCAGGGTAGTGTTATGGCAAAAAAACCAACTATGGTTGACATAGAAGAAATATTACAGGCTGAATTAAACAAGGCCGAATAAAGGAAAAATATGGGAGCTTTAACTATTAGTAATATATCGTCAATATTAAAGAAGGTGATAATACCGACGATACAAGACCAGTTACCGAAGGAGAGTATTCTTTTTGACAAACTCAAGAAGAACTCCGGAGTAACTATTTCAAACGACACAATCTACATAGCTGCCAGAACAGGTAGGCATTCGGGTATCTATACCGTTGCTGAAGGGACTGAACCGAGGCCGGGGAAATCAACATATTCAAATCCCTATACCACGATGAAGTATACCTTTGGCACGCTTAGCTTAACCGACCAGTCTATTGAAGCTGCGGCTAACACAAGCGACAAAAAGGCTATTGCCGCTATTTTAGCTACTGAAATCACTGCATTAAAGGATGATTTCCGCAAAGATATTAACAGGCAATGGTTCGGGGATGGCACAGGCGAACTTTGTCTTGCCAACGGAACAGGGACATCAAGCTACGCTACGATAATTGTAGACTCACCCGGAACTCGTTATCTGCATCCGGGGATGTTTGTAAAGATTGGAACAGGGACGGCAGTAGAGATTTCCTCTATCCTCTCCTCAACACAGTTTAAAGTAGCAACCGCTATTCCTCACAACGATAACGATGTAATCACCAAAGAGAACACAGCGGAAATGATGGGTTTTAAGGGTCTGATAGACACTGGAACCTATGTAGAGAATATTCAGGCTATATCAAGAACAACCAATATCTGGGCAAATTGCCAGACCAACGCTGCTGCCTTCACCAACACCGAAGCGCAGATGATTGCTGTGTATATGAAAACATTAGAATACGGCAAACCTGATGTAATCTTTGCCGGAGTTAATGGTTTCGCGGATTACGGCAACCTATTGCTCACCTATAAGCACACCACAAGCCTGACGGAAATACTCTCAGGTGGCTGGAAAGGCTTAGAGTTTATGGGAGGCAACTGCGGGGTAATGCTTGATTTTGATTGTCCTGAAGTTTCATCACAGAACTATAATATGTATATGGTGGATTTCAATACCTTCACCATCGCAGAAATGACTGAGCCGTTCAAATGGCTTGAAGCAGAAGCAAGTGGCGGGATTTTAAGGCGCTCACCTACAATCAGAACCAACTGGGAAGGCACGCTTAAATATT